GTTACATCTCTTGCAAGAAGCTACAAGATTCTCATCTACATCTTGCCCACCCTTGGCCACAGGTACGATGTGATCGACTGTGTTCGCGTCAGCTCCGCACCAGTAGCATTCCCACAGATCGCGGCGCAATATGCGCTCGCGAATCTTCTTCCAATGAGCTGAGTTGGACTTACGCGCTGAATGTAGCGTCATTTCAGAAATATCCTTTCCGCTGATGGAAGTGCCAAGCATTGCACATTGACCCATATCGCTTTGAAGCGTAGCGAATAGTCTCATCGATCTGACGATAAGGATCTAGGTTTCGATACCACTTGGATCTCATTTGTCCGAGTCCATAGTGTGAGCCATTCTTGGCGTTTGGATTCCATCGTGATTCTTTATGGATTATCTTTGAGAAGCATTCATATTGCTTATGATCAATAAGCTTTGAATGAGCATAGAGTTTGAAATAGTCAGATTGTGTCGCAGCTTGTACGGGTTGCACCCATATCAACGAACCGGCTGTGAAACAGCATAGAGCACCCAATAGCACAATTCGCCTTAGCGAGCTACACGGCTTCAGCCGCTCGCTTTCAGCGATTGAGCGTACCGACTTAGTCAAGTAAGAGTCAATTATGTGGATAACTTGAGCGTTCATTTGGGCGTTTCCCCTGACTTATCCACAGGCTGTGCATATTCACATTCGACCTTCTGACATTGAGATTTACCTAATGTTGCCACTACGGAATGACCATCGTTTTCATGAATCTTCATGACAATGATTTGAAAGGCTTGCGAATTGTGATGAATTACTCGATCACATTCCGCACAGATTAAGTGATAGCCCATTTTTGGTCTTGGTGTCATGGTTTCACATCGCTTCCGAATTCGCCCCAACATCGGCGACAGTAAGTCACATAACCCGTCTTCGAGTAGAAGATTTCAACCGGCTCGAATGTCCCTGATTCACAGAATGTGCATTCCGCCATGCCTTCGAAGCTTGGATTTGTCATGACTTGTCACCGCCCCAACCTTTGCCCTTGAAGTGAATTGGCGTCGATGTATAGACCCGCTTCATTGGAATCACACAATTGTCGCAATATGGATCGCGTGGCAGCTCATCGGTAATCTTTCGCTCAAGGATTGTGACTTGTGTGCATACAGAGCACATGAATTCATATTGAGCCATCATTTAGCCTCGCTTCTATCCATGATTCCCATGACTCCACAGCCTAGGCATTGCACAAGTACCTTGTCATCGCCTAAGAGATATTCGCCCATAACGACGCCATGATCTTTGACCTTCTTTTCAACCCTGCACAGGTAGCGCAGCTTTTCCATGATTACTCCTTAGTAGATTCTCCATTGGGTGCAGGTTGTATTGATCGACCCAAAATGTAGGCTGATCGCTTCTGCGCCATTTCTTGTCTTTGGCCATTGCTATCGGAAGCCAACCGCGGATCACATAATTTGGCGACTTTCCTGTGCATAGAATGGCGATGTCTTGATTGCGATCGGTGTCGTAAATGATCATCGCTCCTGACTCCCATCGAGTCCATTTGACTTCAAATTGTGAGCCCACATCGGCCGTCTCTTTGAAGCGTGAAGCGTTTGGATCAAAATTCTCAATTCCGAGCCATTTGGCCACAGCAATTTCAGCTCCGATTGATTCTGCCACCTGGGCGACATAGTCGAACCATGAGAGCTTCTTGTCGTACCGTGAGCCATGATCAGGGTTGCCCTTGATTTCAGAGATTCGACGAATTGCACAAGCTAGTGATTGCCATTCTTCGTCTCTTGTGATTGTTTGCTTCATTAGCAAGTTGAGCACCACCACATGATGAATTCGCCGGCTTGCTCGATCATGCGACCGCCTGTGATGTCTTTCCATTCACCGCACTTGTCACATCGGTCGAATTTGGTATCCCGAAGCTCCTGTGAGTTCTTATTGCTAAGACCTGAGCCGTCAGGCCTGATGATCTCGATGTATCCCATTAGAAGACCCACTTTCCGTCAGATCCAACGCGAGCCCAAAGAGCTTTGCATTGATTGGGCTTTGACTTCTCGGTGCAGACATAGCCGAAGTATTTGTCACCATTGGCCTTTGTGCCTTCTTTGCGGATCATGTGGCCATGGTTGCAAATTGGAGCTTCTGCCTGTATTTCGCCGCCAAGTTGATTCTCGATGAGTGCCACAGCTTCTTCAGCTGAAGTAAATCCCTCTTCACGGAATGGCTTTGACCAAGGGTCGTCCTCGATCTTATTGACGAAGGCCGCTGGCATGGTTTCCACTTGCTGCATATTCTCTCGGGTTGGTCGCTTATCAGATCCAAGCAAGAGCCCGATTGCGCGACCAATTGCCGATGTGACTGTGTCCTCGACGAACCATCGCTTCATGTTTGGGCTGTAAGACTCCACACGGCCGAAGGCATAATCGACAGCCGATGGCTTTTCGTCTTCGTACTCTTTGAATATCTTGCATTCAGCTAAGAGATAGCCGGCTTGTGCATTGAATTCGATGATTCGAGTCTCGACGCGGTTGGTTGGATGTGTTTCGTGTAGTCGCTGGATTCGAGCTGCGACATCTTCGTAGTTGTCTAGGAATCCCATTTATTCATTCTCCTCTTTTGAGTCGCAATGTGAGCAAAGAGCACAGTCGCAATGACAGCCTGTGACGACCTCATTTTGAATCTCTTTGAAAATGTGCTTCACCTGATTAGCGACCAAATAAGTCTGATTGAAGCTTGTGTGATGTGTTAGGCCATTGATCCATGATTCAGCTCGGCGAAGATTACGATCTCCACAGGCTGTGCATTCTGATTGATATGTCTTCTCAATTTGGCACATTAGCGATTCACCGAATCCTTGAGATTGCGGTAAAGGCGATGAGTCATTCGACGACCTAATTCGACGCCTTCTTTGTGGCCTTTTACATAGCCCACGCATAGTGCAATTGTGCAAGCGATGATCATGTAGATCAAGACTTGGATTTCAAGTGTTCTTGACATAATTTGCTCCCGTTAGAGAGCTACTTGGTTTCGCTCCCTGACTATAAGGTGACGGAAGCCGTTTGGAATGTCAAGAATCCCGCTATGACTTGGGCGTGTCGCTGTCGGGTTTTGGCTTGTCCTTCAGGCCGTTTGAAGCTAAGACAGAGCCAAGAGCTCCGGTCAAGAAGATTGTCAGAGTCGAAAGAAGCTCGATGAATGCTCGATCGTTGGGAGCTTGGTCGCCTAGTGGCTGAGTCACGAAGATCAGCGCGTACAGCATTCCGGCCACGGAAAAGGCAAAAGTCAGCGCAAGCGCGACTCCGATAAAGACGATGAGTCGGGCTTTGAGCTGCTCATTGGATAAGCGTTTTTCATTCCGTGACATCGATGTCCCCAAATATGTCCTCTTTACATACGCCCTGCGCTTTGCATTGCGGCGGATTACATTCAGGCTTTGACCAGTTTTCGTATTCTTGGCATTCATAGCGAGTCCAGCCTTGGTATCCACAAGACGAGAGCCCTAGCAAAAGACCCGTCGCTAGAGCTCCCGCCCGTAGAGTCCGAGTCACTTCCCCTTTGACCCGAATGCTGTGTCGTTAGGGTTGAGCCATCGCAAAATCACCGGTGCGACAGCGGCAACGCCAGCCATCGCAAGTGTCTTTGGATCTGTCTCGCCCGCCATGTATAGCGCGAGAGCTGCGGCCATGAATGACCGAGCCCATGAAGCTCCGAGTGCTTTTGCGTCTTTCATTTCTTCGCCTTCTTTCCGATGAGTGGCTTCTTGCTTGGAATCTCGATATCAAATGCGATTTCAGGAAATTCGCCCTTATATGGGACATATTTTGGACGACCGAAGCCGACGACCTCTTTGCCGATGGTGCGTTGCTTGACCATGACCATTCCGCCATTTCTTTGATCTCCCGAGCCGCTTGTATTGCCCTCAATGGTTGTGACCTTGTCTCCATGTACGCCGACGACAATGCCGATGTGAGAGATACGATCGACGCCGTCATGTGGGAAGTCCATGAATGCAAGATCTCCGACGACAGGCTTCTCATGCCAGCGTCCGATCTCTTTGAATTTATGAGCTCCGTTAGCTGTGCCGACTACTGAATGAACCTTGACGCCAGCTTGTGCAAGCACCCAGTTGCAGAATGATCCGCACCATGGAAACCCGTTGGCCTTTGTAAATTCTCCATATTTGGTGATGTTGTCCGGTGTCTCCACATAACCAATTTCTGCCTTGGCGATCTCGATTGCGTGAGCCGCTGTGCCTGTTGGATAACTCATGAAAGAGCTGCCGCCAATTCTTCAGCTGTGAGACCTAATTTGTCCAAGACCGCTTGCTTTGCGGCTGCCTTTTCAGCTGACTGAGCCTGTGCAATTGCGACATTTTCCGCGTCGATAACTGATTGGGCTAATTCATCTTCATTGAGCTCACGATCGACGATTTCGCCAGTTGTGCAATTGATAACTTGCTTCATTATGACACTCCATAGAGTCGAATTGATGTGTTGTTCTGATTTGTGAATGTGGCTGATCCGCTTAAACGCACAATGTCGATTGATGTGATTGCGCTTGTGCTGTTATAAAAAGAAGTCGTGTTTACGCTGTTATAGCGTCCCGCTGCGTTGTCATAATAACTTGAATTCCACTTCACATTCTTCGTCCTAGTTGTAGAAGCATAATTATCAATGACAAGCTGACCCATTACATCTTGTGCTTTGCCGCTTGTAGAATAATTAACCGATTCTCCAAAGGCATATATGGTGTCCACGCCAATTCCACCTAAGTGAGTTTGATCTGTGCCATTTACATTGAACGAAGACCCTTGTCCCTGAAATCCTTCCACATGGTAATTTGTACCCGAATCATTATTGAATCGGATTGCAAATTGTGATCCTGTACCAGAATGTCGGACGCCAGTCCATACCAACAAGAGTTGTTTATATGATCCAGAAATTGTCGTGAATGAAAGACTTGACAATGCACTTGCCACGGTTTCTTGAATCAATGTAATTCCACCGCTTGATGGTGTTGTCCATGCAAGTCCAGTTGAAGCCGTTGAATCAGCTGTCAAGACCTGACCATTTGTGCCGACGGCTATGCGTGCCGGTGTATCGGCTGCGCTTGCAGCAATGAGATCACCTTTTGCGTCCACAATTGAATTCTGAATGGCATTGGCGTCATCGGGTGTGACCCAAGTGAAGTCCATGTCTGTCCCTGAAGCTTTAGACAAGACCTGACCAGTTGTGCCACCAAGCAAGTCGGCCATTGATGTATCGATGTCTTGACCGAGCTCACGGATCGCAGCTGCGCCGTCTTTGACGAGATCGGTGTCATCGGGCGTGTCCCACCCGAACGAAGTAGTGTTTGCCATATTTTCTCCTTATGCGACGACGATCGCTTCATTCCAAGTAAGTGTATTCGAAAGTGTGTTCCAAGTCTCCAACGCGCTCACATCGTTCCACTTGGCAGCTTGTAGCGAATAGGCTGTCGGTGAGACTGTGAGTGTCAGAGAGAGATTGTTATACGACGCACGAAATGTCCAACCTTCGACGAAACCTTGGAAGCGACCGAGTGCGATATTTGATGGAAGATCTGTGATTTCAATGGGAAGTCCCATAAAGACATTGAGCAATGAATCGCGATCAGAATCATCGATTTCAGGATTGCCAAGCGGAAAAGTTATGGATCGGAATTGCGCTTCAGGGAAGGCACGGATTCCCAAGTAGAAGTCGGCCTGATTTTCTGCGTCAGCTTCGAGCTCCAAAGAAGTCTGAATCGATTGAGCTTGGAAACCATAAAGTGCAATGGATTCATCGCTTTGAGCCGATACGGTTTGATTGTTCTTGTAAGTAATCGTCACGCTGTTTCGAATGTCACCGGATTTGAGCGATGTCTTGATTCCATTGGCGAGCGCGGTATTGCCTGAGACGCTTGTGTATCCATCGGTCGCAAGAGCCTGATTTCGATGAGTAGAGTCGGCGTAGCAAATGCGGCCTTGATTGTCTTCGTACAAGTAGCCAAGCCCTGAATTGGCCAATGCTGAGACAAGCGAATACACATCGGTCACATCGGCAGATCTAGCCGTCAGCTCATAATTGCCTTCGTCAATTTGTCCAACGCCTGAATTCTCGGCATTATCCCAAGTCGTCGTCGGGTTGTATCCAGCCCAAGTCGTCGAAGCCGGTACTTCATTCCATGTGTTGAAGAGAAGCGCATTGAGAATCGAAGCGATTTGAATGCCGTCAAGATCCTTGGCCAAGACTCCATCGGTCAATGATTTTGGAAGCTTTGAAAGAGCTCCAAGAGCAATGACCTTGAGATTCTGAATGAGTCCGCCTGTGCCAGCCGTAACCGTCTCAAGATCGATGTCGGTGACATAGCCACCGAAGACATTCACGAAGTCTCCGGCTGAGTCTTTGACCTTGATTGAGACTTGATCATTAAGAGTGATAGTTATGGCTTGGGCGTCAAAGTTGAGAATCGTGAAGGCCGCGTATCCTGCGGTTGCCTGTTGATAAATGTCGGTGCGACCGGAAGTGATGGAGACATCGGCCAAAGTGACAGCTTTGAAGTCGCCTTCACCATTGACCGTCAATGACCATTCAGGTGTCCAAATGCTCATGACTGAAAGTTCAGAGCTCCCAATGTGCCGCGGCTGAAGCTACGGTTCAAGACATCGACGATTGTTCGCGCCGTGCCTTCAGGATCGATTGCGCCATTGACTGTGAGATTGATGTTTGTGCCACCGCCACCAAGAGCATTATTTGGGACGATCATGCCATTCGATGATGGTGTGAAGAGTTCCGCTCCACGCTCGCCCACAAGGTATGACTTGCCAGCCGATACAGGGCCGCCTTCAGCCCTTGCGCCGCCAAATGCGGACGAGATAAGGCCGGAGATACCCTTGACAATGGGATTGCTTGCCACAAGGCTCACAAGCGTTCTGATGGCCGAAACGACGCCTTCAATGACTCCGAGCACCTGGGCGAAGCCGCTGATGAGTCCGCCAAGGATTGCACCGACAGCTTTCAGAGCTGCACCGAGCACCGTGCCGATTGCCGGAGCAACGAATTTGATGACAAATTCAGCGATGTTCTTAAGAAGGTTAAAGAATGGCTCAAGCTTGTCATTGTTGTTCTCGAGCGCGTCGGCAACCGATCCGAATGCGGCTTGAAGTCCCTTGATGATTGGTGTGACTGTCTTGATGATTGATGGCACAAGGACATTGACCAAGAAGTCCCAAATGTTTTTCAGAGCCGGAATGAGCTGATTTTTGACGAAAACAGCAATGTCAGCAAAGACAGGCTTGAGATTCTTACCGATTGAATCTGAGACTTGAGAGATTGCCGGAATGACATTATTGACGAAACCTGAGACAAGTGGCGTGATGGCGTCGAGTACGAATGATCCGACTGTCTCTTTGCCTTCATCGAAGGCCACTTGGAGACGCTGCATTTTGCCAGCAAAGGTGTCCGCCTGTGCCGCTGCCTGTCCGCCGAATGTTGCCGCCAATGCCTGTTGAGCTGCGTCGAAGTCTTTTGTCTTGATGATGTTCTCATCGAGTGGCACGCCAAGCTTCTTGAGAGCTGTGAAGTTCCCGTCCTGTGCGCGTGCCAATGCCTCGGAAACGGCCTGAAGTGATTTTCCGCTACCGGCCGCGACATCGATTGCCAAAGTCTGAAGTTTCTGGGCTTCTGCCACATTCTGAGTTGAGCGAAGAAGACGATCGAATGATGGACGCAATTCATCGTCGGTGACGCCTGTGAGAAGAGAAGTCTTTGTGATCTGATCTTCGACCGCTGCGATTTGGGCGTCGGTTGCACCGGTGACATTCTTGAGAGAAGTTGCGAGAGCGACTTGTGCCTTCTCATCTTCAATGGCTGACTTGACTCCATCGATGAGAAGCTTTCCAGCATAGGCCGCGGCAGCTGCGCCAGCGGCAGCAAAGGCAGCACCGGCAACCTTGCCGAATTTGCCTAGCTTTGAGCCGAAGCCCTCGACTTCATTTGAAGCTCCTGAGATTCCCTTCTTGAGATCATCGAAGTCAGCGTCAAAGGTAATCTTGACTTTTGGAATTCCTGCCATTAGTCGAGCCCTTCTCGCTTGATGATCTTGGTGACGATTTCAATGTATTCCTTCGCCACTATTGGTGTGTAATACTCGACAGCCGGTGCGATCCAGTAGCCGCCCTTATTGCGTGGAGCTTTGAATCTGTCTGTGTAAGAGCGACCAGCTGAATCCGTGCCACGGCCTGAGCCGTACTCCGTTCCCCACAAGAGAGCACCAGCGGGCGCAGCCGATTGCTTGACCTTCTTGCCCTTGCCTCGAGATTCGCCGCCGTACTTGCGACCGACCTTCTTTGTGCCTCCGACATCGACGCGAATCAAGCGATCGCGCTTTGCCGTGATGGACTGAGCAACGAGCTTTGTTTGTGGCGATGGTGCGGAATCGGCAAATTGACGAAGCTGACCGGCTAGTCGATTAGAGAGTGGCAATGCCGCGTCTCGGACTTCGTTTTGAGTTTCTTTGTCGAGCTTGTTCAAGACTTGGAGAAGATTACGCAGCGACGCCGGTTCAACGGTTATCGCATAGACGCCTTGTTTAGCGGCCATTTCGCTTCTCCAATATCTCGACGGCTGTCATGATCTGTTCGACTGTCTGCCATTCGCTCATCGGGATTCCCGTCGCTATTGCTAACTCGACGAGAGTCCGATTCAAGCTTCCGGCGGCGTAGCTTTTGGGAGATCACCAGCTTCAGAAGATACGGACTCGACTGTCTCGATCCACACTTCGAAAGGCTTGACAGGCTGTCCGGCCTTCTCTCGCTTCATGGCGTGATATGCCAAGAAGAGAAGATCCCAAATTCCAATGACTTCTGAAGCCACTTGAACCGACTTGCCTGTCTTCTGCTCCCACTTCGCCCATTCAGGCGCGGCCGCTGTGTGTTCAGCGACCTCGCCCGATAGGTATTCAATTTTGAGGATTGTCTTCATTTTTGCTCCCGTTCGTTTTTCTTAGCTTGAGAATGTCTCGGAAGGTGTTCCGACGACGTGCAGACCCACCGACTGAAGGGAAGACAGGGAGCACATTGCAAGCAAAGACCGCACCTGAAGCCGCTGTCAAAGAGACGGCGAGTGTTGTATTTGGTGCAGATTCGCACGCTGTCCAAAGAGCTTCGCAAAGTGAGCCGGACGCGCCCCAGTCTGCGAGCATTTCGACATCGAGAGTCCATTGATCATCGATGGCCTTATATGCGCGGCCGTCGAGAGTCTGATATGTCTCGATGGTGTGATCGTTTGAGAGTGTTACTGAAGACGCCTGTGCGTCGTAGCTAACGGTCGCGATCGTCAATGCGAGATCGCGTCCTGTGATGACGGTCGTTGCCATTATTGCTCCTAGTTGGTTTGTGTGTATTGCGTGGATAAATCGATTTCACACGCCACGACTTGTGACCCACTTGCGAGAGTCACCGGCCTTGGATCTGATACCGATGTGATGGTGTATCCCGACGGAATTAAGCCGAGAATGCTCATTACCAGCGTCTCGATGTTGTCGAGTGACGCGGCGTTGTTATATGAAGCGACAGCGACGACAGCTGTGAGATTGACCTTCACGCGAGTCGATGTGCCAATGAGATTTGGTTCAAGATATGGATTGGAAGGCAGAAGAGCCACGAAAGGGACGATTTCTGTCTCCGGTACTGAGTCGAAGATATTGGCGGGCACACTTGCAAGAGCTGTCTTGAGAGCACCGCGTACATTGACGGCGATTGAGCTTGGCATTAGCCGATCCAGACGCCGGAGTCGATTTTACTTCCGAGAAGACCAATGCAGCGATTGAGAAGACCGCGTCCCATGCGATAGGGAGTTGATTGAAAGTCGATTCCCTCGATCTGTCCGCCAGCTGCGGTCACAGATTGGAAGATTTCCACGCTGATGATCATGAGTGCCTTTTCGACATTTGGATCACCTGAATAAAGAGTCGCCGCACCATATCCCGAGAGAGTGGCTGTGCCATTAGGTATTGACGGACGGACGGCGACATCTGCATTTGTGAGAGCGGCTGTGAATGCCAAAGTTGTGACGCCGGTGACGGTGTGAGTGGCCGTAAAGGGTGACGGAAGACCAGTCACGATGACTGAGTCGCCGGCGACAAATTGATGAGCGTCGCGTGTGTAAAAGGTCGCGACATTGTCCTTGAGTTTGAATGCTGTGACAGCAATTGAGTTCTGTACGAGAAGCGGAAGAAGTGTGCCTTCAGCTGCGTCGATGACATCTTGAAGATATGCGTCATTGTAGAGAGACGAGCTCACGCCAAGTGTTGATCGCAATGAAGCAACCGTGATGATTGACATGAGCCCGTCCCTTCGTACTACTCGGCCACACGGGAGCGCATGGCCGATGATTGATTTGGCTGATTAAGCCTTATTCACCTTAAATGCGCCAGCACCGATCTTGGTTGCGATTGCGCCGTAGCCGTACATCGCGACTGAGATCTGGCCTGTTGCAATTACATCTGCGCGAAGCTGATATGTTGGTGATTCGTACCATGTGTAAGCTTCAGGATCAACGATGATGATTGAGCCGTCTGTGTCTGTGCCGGCAGCTGTGTTTGCTGTGACATAGAGATCAAGTCCTGCGACATTGCCGCGGATTGATGTTGGTGTGACGAGTCCGCCAGCGTTCATTGGCTGTGAAGCGTTGTAAATTGGACGACCTGAGTCGTTGAGTGACATCACATTTGACCATTGTGAAGTGTTCATGATGATATTGCGAGCGAATCGCTGTGTGCCGTTATAGACAGAAGCTGCACCGCGAGCGACGAAGCCAAGAAGCTCCGCAGCTGTTGGATATGTTGTGATTGTTGTTGCGTCAGCTGTTGCGCCAGCAATGAGAGCCGCATTGACCGCGGTGTCTGTTGCCTTTGCGTACTGTGCAGCCATGTTGCGCATAAGCTCATCAATGAATGCAGGTGAAGAGCGATCAAAGAGTTCGACTGAGAATGTCTGTGCTCCTGAATACTTCTTGACAGATACAGACAAGAATTCAGAATTCTGATCTACATCGGCAAGAGTTCCGCCTTCAGCTTCTTCCGTTACAGAAGGGAGCTGTGTAATTTTTGGCAATTCGAAAGACATACCAGCGTCCGGCAAGACGCCTGAGCTAATGGCATCGATGTTGCTTCTTGTTGCGTTAGCAAGACCGTTGATTACGGTTGAAAGTTGGCGGGTCGGGATCAGACCTGCGTTGTCTGTTGTATCCGCTGCGGCGCGAATATAACGACGAGCCTCATCGTCACCAAGAGACGCCTTGATAGTCATTTCAAGGTGCTTTGGTGCAGATAGGTCAAGACGCTCCTTGCCTACTGAGTAGCGTGGAGTTGTTGCGACTGTCTCTGTGACAGCCTGTGCAGCTTCTACCGTCTCGACGGCGTCCGCTGATGTGACGGTGTTTTCTGACACTTCGTCTCCTTCTGTTGGTTGGGTTTCTTCTGTCTCCGGAGTGGATTCAGAATCTTCATCTTCGCTCGCTGCGACATCTGTGACGCGAGCTGATCGGATAGCCGGTTCAGCTACAAGGCCGACGCCTGTAAGCTCACCGGACAAGACGCGCATTGTGCCGTCCTTCTCCATGATGTAATCGCTGACGGAAACTTCTACGGACAAGCCGTCACGGAGTCCGTCCATTGCTTCGACGATGGCGTCTGTGCCAGCGGTCGTGTTGGAAATCTTCCAGCTTGATGTGATTGAGCTTTTATCTGCTGACAATTCAGCTGCAAGTGGCTTCCCAATTCTGCGAGTGCGATCATGCTCGAGATTGAGCATTACATCGGCCGGCTCGATTGAACCTTTTGCAAAAATGACTTTTCCGGTTGAAGCGTTGCCAGCTTCTTCGAATTGAATAATCTTGCCGGTGATGATTCGTGATTCTGAATCAGCGGCGGTGATTGTCATTGGAGTCGTGAGCTTCATGATGTGATGTCTTCTGCCTTTCGTACTTCTTCCGGAGTCATTGCGCCGATACCTGTGAGAATCTGATAAACCTGAGCACGCTCCAAAGG